AGAGACAAAACGATTTACACCGGACGAAACATTCGGGATATTTGCCGATGCTGACAAAGAAGATACCATGCTTCCGAGTTTTGAAGTATCAAAATTACTCATATCTATCTTAGCTAAACGGTTCATGGCATTGATAAATGAGTTTACTCCGGTCTCTTTAAAGTCCACTTTTCCAATGGATGATAATGATTCCGAAACCCGTTGCATCCCTGTCGACAATCCAGAAGTTTTCGAGTTCAAGGAATCAAATGCAGATACAACCTTTCGAAGTTCAATTGCATATTTTTGGATGCCGCTGGCATTAACACTTCCTAATGATTTATTCAGTCCAGTTAGACTTTTGGATAAATTTCTGATTGACTGCACTGCTTTCTCAGTGCTACTGGTTATCTGTATATCTAGAGTATCTATGGTATTATCAGCCCTTGAGACACCTCCTTTTAATCAAAAAAATAAAGGGCAGACAAGACTTTTAATCCTGCCTGCCCTCATCATCATTGCTGTGATTCAGTTCAAAATTCGCTTGCATAAGCTGCAAGGTCATAAGTAATTTTTCTCTTTGTCGTTTCTTTTCTGCCTCAGAAAGATTTTCACCTTTCTCCTGTTCTTCTTGTATATCTTGCAGGAATGGCTTATCAAGATACTTCGCCTTGGATTTCTTGCCAACAAGTACAGTAGCAACAGCAGTCTGGACAGCACACATAGTATACATATTGTACTGCCATGCCTGTGCATCCCACTGCCGCTGTTTCAATTTATAGGATTCCAAATATGGCTCAAGGTCATACGGTGTGGAATCCCAGAACTTTTCTTCAGAAACACCGATTGATAAGTACAACGGAAGTAGCTTACTGTGGACTACTTCAGAAAAAGTCAGCTCTTCTTCTTGTGATCCTGTGGAGTCTTCGGAAGTTCCTCCTCCGCTTTCTCCATTGCATTTATCATGCCGGATAAAAAACCGTTCTTCTCAAGCTCCTTACTTGCTTTTTCAAATAAAGTAAATCCATTATGAGGATTTTCCTCTGTGGATTCATCTTCGTAGTCGTCCAGAAGGTCACATACCTTTTCGTATGCAATTTTCTTTTCTTCTTCGGTTTCGTACCCGAATTCATCTTTGTGTTTTCTTTGTAATCCTGCCAGAATCAGTTCTGGAAGCATTTTAATCATATCTTTCGGATTGGTGATTTCTCCCATGGAAGACACCTGCGTAAGAATGTCTGACTGGGTAAGTACGCCATATCCGAATTTTACTTTGTATGTTTTATCATTTACTGAGAAACTAAACATGAATTATCCTCCCTGTTTTACATCTTATTCAGCTGCCGCTGTCGGCTCAACTTTGGTATCCAGTCCCTTATAAGTACTGATAATAAGAGAAATGGACATGGTTGCTGCTTCGTTCTGTGCAATTTCCGGCATTGGGATTTCACGACCACATTCTGCGATAACAAAGAATGCGTCGGACATATCCGGGAATGATACCTGGAACCAAGTTGCCAGTCCTGTAGTTTTTGCAGTCTTAGAATCTTCGTACAGTTTCTTGATCTGTTTAACAGATTTGTCCGGATCCATGATGAACTCAATCTCCCAAGTACCACCTGTGTCCTGTCTGCCTGCCGCATACTGAGTCAGGTAGTCTTCCAGTGCGGAAACGTCAATCTGTTCTGTTTCAAGGGAAATACCGCCAATGGAAGAAGCCTCTTCCAGTTGTGTGAATTTAGTCGGCTTTGTACCTTTTACCGTTTCAACGGCGTATGAAAATTTTACACCAAGTGTTGTTAATCGTGCCCTTACGTACTCCTTTCCGTCTTTCGACCCATGAATAATTATTCTTCTTTATTTGCTTGCTTTACGATCTGGTTCACATAGTTACTTAATCCTGCGACAAGAATCCCCTGTGTGATTGCGGTAAAA